ATTTTTTTTTAAATTCACATTTTTTTTTTCCCCAATTTATATAATCTTTATTGGCGACTTTTTTTTAAATTCTGAATTTTGAATCGCATTTAACTTTTGTTTTGCTTAGCTTGTATATTGTCAAGAATTGGAGGATAGCTTGTGAGATGGAGAAATGGTAAACCCGTGCGTAGAGTACCGGATGCCGATATGCGGGAGTATCAGGAGGAGGTGTTGGGTGCTTTTGATGCAGGCTATCGCTACCTTGGTCACGTTTGGCATAGAAGATGCGGGAAAGATTTCTTCGACTGGCAATTGATGATTCGGGAGTGTGTTAGGGGCAAGCGTAAAGGCTCCTATAACTACGTCTTTCCTACCAGGGTGTTGGGTAAGCGTGTTCTCTGGAATGGCAGTGACAAGGCTGGTAGGCGGTATTTAGACTATATCCCTTGGCAGTGCGTTAAGCGCGCTGTTGAGAATGAGATGCTTATTGAGTTCAAGAATGGTAGTATCTTGCAGGTCGTGGGCAGTGACAAATCGATCAACGTTGGAATCAACACTATTGGCTGGGTTTTCTCTGAGTTCTCATTGCAGAATCCCGATTGCTGGGAGTACGTCCGTCCTATTATTCGAGAGAATGGCGGCTGGGCTGTATTTAATGGGACGCCTCGGGGCAAGAACCATATGTATGACCTGTTCATGTCTACTAGTGACAGTAAGCAGTGGTTCTGGTCTATCAAGACCTACAAAGACACCGGCGTTTTCACGCAGGAAGACATCGATGCGGAGCGTGAAGCTGGAATGAGTGAGGCTAAGATCAAGCAAGAGTTCGAATGTTCGTGGGAAGGATCAGTTGAAGGTGCGTATTATAGTCGCTATTTGGGTATAGCTGAGCATGAGGGGCGCATATGTCACGTTCCTTATGACGAGAGGTTTCACGTATATGCAGCTTTTGACTTGGGAAGAGACGACGCAACATCCGTTGTGCTGTATCAAATTGTTGGTCACGAAGTCCATATTATTGATCATTATGAGAATCGAAACCACCTTCTACCTCACTATCTCGACTGGATCGAGCGTCATCAATTTCCCATTGGCAAAATTTTCCTCCCACACGATGGAATTAATCGAAATGTTGTGAGCGAGTACACTCCCGATTCCATGATTAAGCATCGTGGATGGAAGAGTAAGGTCTTGAAAGAGACTCGCGCGAGTGATATTGATCGAATTAATCATGTTAGGAGTGTGTTTCCTAAGTTGTTCTTTGATAAAGTAAAGACTGAGTATCTTATCAAGTGCATCAGCCAGTACCATCAGGAATACGACTCCAAGAGCAAGAGCTGGCGCATGAACGCTGAGCATGATTGGTCTAGCCATGCATGCGAGGCGATGGCTGTAATGGCTTACAGTCTGAAATACCTTGGTAAGGACATGACCGCAGAAGAATTTAGGTCGTTACGGAGAAAACATGGCTTATCCTGAAGTTTCGAGACTATACGGCCATAGCAGTAGTTCTGCTGGCTTAATTGGCAAAATGACAGATGCATACGATAAGTCCCGTATCGCAATGGAAGAGCTTAGAGCTGAGTTTCTGATTGACGCTCGCTATAAGTGTGGTGACACGTCTATTTACGGAGAGAATTACCGTAACCAAATTCCAAGGTTTGCTAAAGATAATAAGTGGAACTTCAATCTTATCCAGCACTATGTAGATATGCTGGCAGGTGAGCAGCGCCAGAACCGTAAAGAGATGGTTCTGATGCCCAGCAAGCAAGATCCTGATGAGATTCAGCGGCAGATCTCAGAGATCCGTAGTGGTGCCATGCGCCATATCTCTGATAGGGCAGATCTTTTACACAAGCTCAGTGACCTTTTCGAAGACTCCTGTACCATGGGTCTGAGCTGGATATTTTTCTATTTAGACTACTCTAAAGATCCACAGTTTGGGCAGCTTGCAGCCACTAATTGCAGCTACTCCGATGTCATCTTCGATCCTGACTTCACTCAAGTAGACCTAAGCGATTGCGATCATGTCTGGATGAATAAAATGATGAGCAGGGAGCAGTTGAAAGACAGGCTTCCTGATCATATTGACCTTATCGACGAGCTTCCAAGTGGCGCTAGGTTCAATCAGATAGATAGCTCGAATATCAATCGTGCCATTCAGATGAGTGACTGTGACAAGCTCGAATACAACGAGTTTCACTATCAAGATACCGAGATGGCATCGTTTCTCGTGCATCCTGATAGTCGAGAGACAATTAAAGTAGGCGACCCAAGTGAAGAGTATCTAAGTTCTGCTAAGCGCATGGGTTTTGAGATCTTCGAGAAGAAGGTTTCTGTTTGGAAGCAAGGTGTGACCATCGCTGGAGAGGAGATCTATAACGGGAAGAACTCCCTTAACATAGACATGGCTCCATTTATACCTAGTATCTGCAACCTGAACCGGAACGTAGAGAATTATGCTAGCAAATTCCAGGGCATCCCATCCCAGTTAAGAGACACCCAATTCATCTTCACGTATCAGACCATTATGCAGTTCAAAATGGTCGAGTTGCAGATCAATAACGGCTGCAAGTACAAGCCCAGCTCGCTTATTGACCAAGAAGTGCCATTGCAGGATGGAATGGACTTCCGAGTGCCTTTGAAAGAAGACGCTAACATGGAAGACTTCCAGCAAATCCCCAGGAATCCGATTGATCCTACTATTGTGAACATGAAGGATTCGCTTATTAGTCTTGCCGAGCGCATCACGGGCATTAGTTCCCAGGATCAAGGCCATGCAGAGGGTGGAGATCCAAGCGGTATAGCCGAGGTTCTACGGCACGCTAAGACACGCATTCCATGGCAGGGCATTCTTGATCGTTTCGATCAAACCTTCCAGCAGGCAGGTCGTTTAGTCGATGCCTTCGTCTCAAACAACTGGACCAGTGAGAAGCTGAAAATAGCCACAGGAAAAGAGCCTCCTGCAGGCTGGAATCTTCCATTTGTAAGCAGATATGACGTTGTTGTTCGTCCTGGCACCTACTCCTCTACTCAACAGCAAGCCCAGTTCCAGCAATACGCTACTTTGTTGGCCATGGGAGCACCTATAGCCTGGTCTGACCTGCTTAAGACAGCTCCTTTGATCTACAGCAGTGATCTTATTAAGAAGATGATGGAGCAGGAAGAGCAGAACGCCAAAGTTGCCGAAGAGAAGCAGCAGCTTGAACTCGAAAGAGAGCGTATGGATATGGATCTACAGCGTGCAAGCGCCGCAGCTCTTGACTCTAAAGCCATGAGCGAACAAGCTACTGCGGAAGAGAAAATGTCCAAGATCGTTGTCGAGCAAGATTATAAGAAGAGCCTATCCGAAGAAGCTGATACACGTTCCCTCACCAACGTTGTCCGCGCTATGGAGACACTCAATAAAATTGATGTCGAGAAACTACAATTGTTGCACTCTATAGACAAGGATCAAATTAATTTGTTTCTTGATATGGCGAAAGCTCTAAAAGAGGATGTACCAAATGGATTACGAAGCGTACAGCAAGAAGGGAGTCGGAATAACTCCAATGAAAGCGATGCACCAGAAGAGCCAAAAGAAGCCAATGAACCAGTCGATGAGCAAAGTCAAGGAAGCCCTGAATAAGGGTGACGCTGGCCAGAAATCGATGGTAGAAAAACGCTGGATGAAATGACCTCATTAAGTCAAGATTTTGTAAAACTAGATAAAGCTACTAATACAGATGTGTATGAGCTTGGTAAGGAAGCCGAACGCCTTTCCCAGAAAGATGAATCCTGGGATGAGGAAGAAGCCACTTATCATAACGCAGAAGTTGTTAGCGCGAAGATCAACTCGATCTTAGAGAGCAATCAGCACGCGATATCTCCGTACTATATCTGGATGTATAGCGTCTATGAGGGCATGAGTGCCACCTTGACGCAACAGATAGGCAAACGAGATACGAAGCCAGATCCTCAGCCTGGAATGACCTTGTGGATGTTCAATCCAAAAGGGGCAGAGCTTTCCGTAGTGTGGCATTTGCCACCAAAGAATACTTGGGATGTGATCTTGAATCAGCCTGAGATTTACCCGAAGTCCCTGGTGCAAAACATCAAGGACTATCAGGTAGGTATCCTAAAATAGAAGCCGAACGAGGGAGTCGCTTCCCATGGATGAGTACGAAGAAGATGTTCACGAAGAGCATTTAGAAGAAGACGCTGAAGAGCATTTAGAAGAAGACGCTGAAGAGGGTGAGGTCGCGCCACCAGAAGAGCAGGATGAAGATTCTGCAAAAAGTGAAGATCCCGATTGGAGATCCGTTCGTAACCGAATGAAAGAAAAAGATGAGACCATCCGCAGGAATGAAGACTTCATTCGTGATATGGCTCAGAAGCACCAACAGGACATGTGGGAGATGAAGCAAATGCTTCAGCACCAACAGAATTCTAGAGGTGATCATTCGGACTCTTACCAAGATGAAGATCTTAGTGAGGACGAGGAGGAAATGCGGCGATTGGATGCTCTTCTTCAGAAGCGTGACCAGAAGCGCCGTAAGACCGAGTTGGCAGAGCGGAACAAAAATTGGCGATCTC